TTATTCGATGATTGGTGATAGGGTGGCGGCCAGCTTTCCAGCCTGCTTGCTGTGGCCGGTGAATGTCTCGGCATTGGTTGGCCCTGGCCCGCCGTGGTTGTGGCTCGCGGCGGTGGCGGCCAGTTGCTGCACCACGTCCATCAGCTGGTTGAGCAGGCGGAAGATGTTGGTTCCCTCGGTACCCATCCACGAACGTGGCGCCTCGAAGTGCTGTAGTTCACCTGCCAGTGCCTTGCGAACCAGCGCTATATCCTCTTCCAGATTGCCGCCGGTGGTGGTGCTCATGTTGCCAGCGCTGCCCAGGATCATATCCTCGGCTGTCAGCAGCTCGATATCCCCGAGCGCCTCAATGCGCTTCATGGCCCCGATCTCTTCCACGCTGTTGGCCAAGACAGTCAGTTGGTGCTGGCCGAACTCGCCCAGGTACTCGTCTGCCTCGCGGATCATCCGCAGCGCCTTGTCGTGCTGGCTGCGGTCGGTGTGGCGGGTTTGGTTGCCCACGGTATCGGTGCGACTGAACACCTCGGCCCGTTGCTGTTGCAGCTGCTCGCCCGGCTCAATATCCGGCAGCGCCCATCCAGTGCCCAGGATAGTACGGATAAATGGGCGATCGGCTCGACCGAAGGCGAACCCCAGCTCGACCAGCGTCCCCTCGACAGGGAACTGCAGCAGCCCCTGCTCAGGCCCTCCGAACATCACCGGCAGCGGCACGGCGCGATAGAGCGGCGTCTGTTCATCCGGCTTGCCATCCTCGCCCAGTAGTTGCACATCCAACGCATAGCGCGGGCGGAATGGATCATTGAGGTGGCCAGCGGCCGCCCTATCGCTGATGGCCTCGACCCGGCCGAACTTTGGCAGGTGCATCTGGTCGGCCAGCTCGGGGAACTCCCCCTCCATCTTGCGGCGCTCTGGCGACTTTACCTGTTTATCCGGGGTTGCGGTGGTGAGCGTCATCTCATCACCCTTGAGGCGCACCCTCACCACCCGCTGACCGTTGACGATGGCCCCCGGGCGCATGGCCGGGATCGGCGCGGTGGTAATGGTGTTGCCTGCCTGACGGGCAGAGAATGCCGGATCAAGCTCGACCGGCCTACCCGCCCAACGGCTATGGGCATGACTGCCCACAAAGATGGAACCATCCGGCTGTTGATGCCAGACGAAATCCGGTACCGAGAATGCGCGGCCCGCGTTGTTCAGCAACTGATAACCGGTGCCCGCGCTGGTGAAGTTGGGGATCTGGGTGTCGGTGTAGTCCACCCCATCAGGCAGCAAGAAGGTGAGGCTGGTTTGTTCAGACAACCACGCCAGCACACTGCGCAGGGTTGGATGCTGGATGCTGATAGGGAACCGGCTACCCAATACCCCCGCCAGTTCACGGCACATCAGCTTGCTGGCGCCGTTGGCGGCTGGTTGCACATCATAGACATAGCCGGTGAACCAGCGGCGCAACTTGCTGTTATAGCCAATGTCCACGGTCATCACCTGCCCCTTGCTCGCGGCCCCCTCAATGGTCATCGAGGCGCGGCCACCTGCTGACAAATCCAGCACCATGTCATGGTCTACCAGGTGACGCGGCTCGCCACCTACCGTCATATTGGTCGCAAGTTTCACGCCATTACATCTCCCAGCTTGTCATCCAGCCCCTTGACCATCCTTTCCCAGGAGCTCAACTTCTCTTGCTCTGTAGTGGCGGCGGTTGGGCTGGCTGTATTGGCTGTCGATGCGTTCTCGGCTCCCTGCCCGACAGTCACATTTGGCTTGGGCTGGCGCTGCTCGCGCTTCTCCGGTACCGAGTTATGTTCGCGCAAGGTGAATTGCACCTGCCACGCCAGCAGCCCCTCCTGCTCGCTGGCAGTGATGCGCCCCGCGAACTTGGCCTGGCGCACCTTCACGCCTTTGGCCAGCAGCGAACCTACCCGATAGATATGGCGCTGGCCGCCGTCTTGCTTAGCAGCGGCCAGCTCAAACAGCCGGTTCAGGGTCTGCTCATCGTTGAACGGCACCAAACCAGATACATCGAGCTCCTTGGCCTTCTCCCCCTGCTCCGAGCTGCTTGTCGAGCTGGTTTGGCCGCTGTTGTCCTTGTCCTGAAACTGCATCGATGCCGAGATCCGCATCGACTTCATCACAATGGGCTCACCGTCCAGGGTGAGCATGGCTGTCCGGCTCATTGGGTTAACTCCTGCCAGTAGGTGAGCGGCTCTGGTGAGAGCAGCAGGGCGCCGACGGCATGGCTGTGGTCAGGGTGATCGCTCCCCTGCAACTGGGCGGCAAGGCTCGCTGGATCGCCATAGCCGTGCCAGCTCCACATCTTGCCGGCCAAACTCGGCTTGGTGGCCAGCTCGGCGTCCAGTTCTGCGATGCGGGCGGCGCGTTTGCTGGTCAGCGCGGCCAACTTGGCGCGGGTGGACTCCGGTGATGGTGAATTGCCCTCGCTCTGCTGTAAGGCTGAGCGAGCGGTAGAGACCAGCAGATGGCGGCGTAGCGGATCCCAGATCAGCGGATCGCCCGCCTTCCAGCGTGGCACCATGGCCGCCGCTGGTTGCGCCAGCAGGTCGTTCTTGGCGGTGATTCGGCGCAGGGTGGCGCTCCACTCTGGCAGAGGCAAGATGCCACATACCGTAGCCAGAGCGGCGGCCAGTTCGACCTCGCTAGTACCAGTTACCATCCAGGCCACCACATGAAGTTGACCCGCAGGCAGCAGGTTGTCGGCGCCATCTTGCAACTTGGCAGCCATGGTTTTGATGGCGTCTGTAGCGGCCATTGTGTATTGCCTATCCCGTTCATTCCCTATGCCATGTTGATATGGTGTGACGGTCAGGTAATTGCCAGATGGCACTACATGTTGCGAGTGAAGACTATGGCGCATTACAGCAATCATCTCCCGCCGATAACAGCGAATGTTGCATCTGTTGGCGTCTTTGGATTAAAAGCCATCCCCGCGCCAGAGCCAGACCCATATAGAAACTCAACGGTGAACCCGGTAGTTAACCGCATCACGCGATACATCACACCCGTACCAGGAAATGTTGCTGTGACTGCCACTGTGTATTTGTCATTGACCCGAGGGTTTTTAAACGTTACCTGGATCCCTCCCTCATATGGAACACTCATGCTGGCAATGCCGCGGCTGGCTGTAGCGTCATAACCCCCATCAGCCCACACCGCTGTAGCAGAGACTCCGTTAACATCCGATGCCAGCACAGACTCCAGTGATTCAAACGATAGTGAGTCGATGTTCGTGGTTGATTCACCAGCCGCTTTGCGGATTGACAGCGTATGCCATCCACGGTTTGCCACGATGAAGAATGGTCCGGTCGGATCGCTGATATTCGTATTGTCTCGGTGGAACGGCGCATGACGAGTGACTGACTTGGCCGATACCGGCTTACCCGGCATAAAGTCATGCTGGAAATGAAAATCACTTTGCAGTGCTCCAGAATCGAGCTGAATATCCATCACAGCACCGCTTGCCGCCACCACCCCGTTAACAAACACGACTAACCCGCCAGTTTCCGCATAAAACGGGATGGTCAAGAAATCGCTGCCTACTGCCATCGTCGTTGGCTTGTTGTCGAGCGTGCCCTTTGGCGTTGAGCTAGTGATGTTTGGCAGCACATTGGATTGTGATATGGACAGCCGATTATTGATCATCGGGTTGGCGAGCAGCACTGAGCCATGAGATACCCTGTTTTCAGTGTCTAGCGTGAACAGAGCCGCAGAGATACGGCTGCCGGCTATCTTCAATCCGGCAGGCCCCAGATGTGTGCCATCATCAGTTATCTCCATCAGCCCATACTGCGCAAACACGTCCTGACACATATCGACATAGCGACAGCCGAACTCCGCAGCCACTTGCTTTGCTGCGGCGTTATACGCCCTCGCCAATTGTGACGACGCCAATTTTGTACCATCAAACCCTTTTTGCCCTGCAAAAGGGGTGGTGCCCATGATAGTTACGTATTTTCCCTGCATGATCTGTTTTGCGGCGAATAGCCGCAATGCGATAGCGTAATTCTGGACACTGTAGGTGTTAGGCCCTGACAGCCCTGACTGTAGGCTTCCGTTGCTGGTAGCGAAATTGCAGTCATTAATGCCGTACATGATAGTGGCAGCTAAAGATCCACTGGTCACCCGATGGCGCAAATATCCGCTGATGGCTCTGTCACCTGAGTAACCAAAATTATTGACATGACTCGCTTGCAACAGGTTATTGGCCAGAAATGACGCTACCCATTGCGGGTAATGGCTGTTAAATCTCCAATGGTTGTGGGTGGAACCGTCTCCAAAACCAGTAGGAGAGCCAATTTCATTTGTTGCTCCTGGAGAGTTTTCCTTAGCCTGCCCAAAAGTAATTGAGTCACCATAACAATCAATCGACAGCGTGGTCGTATCATCCTTTAGCGCAGCAGCAAACCTGGCCGCGTTGATAGTCTGTTTGGCGCGTACTTTGCTGAAGTCATCAAACTGGAGCATCCCACCTGCATCGATGAGAATATGCAGATCATCATCAAAGGTTATCTCTGATTCCGCTTGTCCCACTATCAAATAGCGTGACTTTCTGAACACGAATCGACACCCGAGGTCTATCAAATAGACAGGCTGACCCTCTGTATAGTTTGTTTTTTTCTTTGCCTCCGCTGAGGTTATTACCAGCTGTCTTCGCAGCAGTTCTCCGCTGCGGTCAACAAACCCACCACTAGCCGGGTCAGTGCCAGCAGCGACATCCCCTGCAGGCCCGGTATATCCCTTTCCTGTGGCCTTATGGATGCCAATATCGTGGGCATTTACATATGTAAAACCTTCCTCAAAAGTGCCGACTACATTAAAACCCGCTTCGCCGTATGAGCGGCGATGCACTTCAAAGGTGTTGACGAACAATAGATCGTCAGTTTGCTCCAATCGAACCAATGTCTCATGGATAGACGTTTCACCATTGCCTGTATTGCCACGTCCATCCACGATGGTGCTGTCAGCCAGTATGGCGCCCAGCTTGGCCACATAGTGCTGATAGCCGTTGTTGTCCACATGGTCGGTCAGATCGGCCACGCTGGTGATGATGGTGAAGTGGTTCTGGTGTTCGGAGAGCAGCGAACCGGCGCGATGCACATCGACCCATACGCCGATCGGCTTGGTGCCCGGGTGGATGACCTCCGGCGCTTTCAGTTCTACCCGCAGGCCGCCGATGATGGCCACCCCCTGGCTTACCTGATAGGCACCATCCTTCTCGACCACCTTGAAGCCGTCACCGATAAAGGCGTGATGGCCATAGAGATCGGCCTGCAGCTGGCGAACATCTTCATCCATCCCCCGCAGGCGGGCGGCATAGTCAATCTGCCACGTTCCTGCATCCACATGGGTGAGAGTGGCCTCGGCCGCTTGGTCGTATCCCATCAGCATCGACTTGACAAGGGAGTTACCTGTCTGGCCGGTGGTCTGGTCGGTCTTGAGCTTGGTCTCGCGGCCCTTGTAGACAATCATCCCGATCACGCCGTTCTGCTTGTTGCGCAGGTACATGGCGTTGAACGAGAAGTCGCCGACCGTGGTATCCATCACGATAGAGTAGGCCACCGCGTTGCTGTTAATCTTGCCGCGCTGAATCTCGTAATGGCGATGCACAATCTGGCTTTCCGGCGGCAGGCCGGCATCTGGGTCGATGGGTGAGGTGATATCCAGATTGGGGATGTCGGCGAGGATAAACTCATCCATCACGACAGGCTGCTCATCAGTCAGGCAGCCCTGCCAATAGTTTTCGAATGCGTTGGTAATGACCTGGCTCATCAGGACTCCTTGCGGGGCAGGGTGGCCCCAAAAACGTGTTGAATGAAATGAATTTGACCGGCGCGCAGGTAACCCTTGCAGGCTGGTTTATTGAGGGTGGCGGCGAACACCTGATGGCCCATGTCGATACGACCGGCATGCAGATATCCCATCGCCGGATAGAGCACCTGGAAGCGGTAGCGGCGGCAGGTGCGGCCGTAGTGCTGGATCAGGGTCTCCATCAGTTGCTGGTTTTTAGCCATAGCGCTATCAGCCACCTCGATGGTGATAACGTCCCACGGGGTACCGTCCTGGCGTTCGTGCAGTTCGCACCAACCGATGCCAAGGCGTTCAAAAATGCGCTTGAAGCCTGCCACCTCGCCCGAGTCCTGAGCGTTGATAAAGGCGAACTTGACGCGCTTGCGGAACAGGGCGAGCGGCTCCCCCTTGAAGCGGGTGATATCGCGCTCCCAGGCCAGCAACGCCAGCATGGCCTCTGAACAGGTCAGCGGGTCTTGTTGCGCCAACGGCTGCAACAGCCAGCCACGCATCCGGCGCCAGAACGCCATGATGCCCTTGGCCAAGAAAGCGGGTTCCTGTACCCCATCAGCGATGGTCTTGCCATCCTCCCACCACGGCGCCTTACTCTCCGGCAGCTCTGGCGCCAGTTCCTTGTGATTGAGCTCTTTGGCTTTAGTCATTGAGCGTCACCTCGATGGTGGCCAAGCGCGGGATCTCGAGACCAGAGACGATATCCAGTTCGGTGAAGTGCAGGCTCTTGATCTCTGGGAATGCCTGATGGAGCTCGCGGCCCAGCTGGCTCAGTGAAAAGCGGGACTGTGGCCATGTGCGGGTCACTGCCGGGTAGTCGGCTGATTGCCGGAATGCCGCCTGGATCAGCAGCGTCACCTCGCTGACCAGCGCCAGCCGCTGCTCAGCGGCCAAGTTATCGACCGGCCACAGCTCAAGGTGCAGGGAGTGCTCGGTTTCCGGCATGGCCATCACCTGCAGATCATCCCCGTGGCCGTGATTGCCCTGGTTGTTCACGTAGTCGTTGAGCTTTTCGATCAAGCTGACGGGAGTGGTACCCACCTCCAGCAGAATGAAGGCGTTGGCGGTACCCGGCCCCCTCGGTGCATCGTGCTCGAAGAAGATGTGATCGGCGCGAATGCCCGCCACGCTGGCCAGCATGGAGCGGTAAATGGCATCGATGTGATAGCGACCCACGGCCGAGAACTGGTTCTTGATGCGCAGGCCCAGCGCGTCATTGCTCTCTGCATCGGCGCCCTGGGTGGTGATCCACTCCTTCTCGGAGTTTCGCGCGGACAGGATGCCGGTGATCGGCTTGCTCAGCAGGTTGTAATAGCCTGGGGCCAGATTCCATGCCACCCCGGCGAACTCTGCCTCGCAGACTACCCTCGCCACCGCTTCACCCGCAGGGCTCACCACCGCCTGCACCGGCTTGACGCGGTAGATGGTGCCGTTGATGCGCTCGGTGGTGACCCACACATCATCCGGGATCGTGGTGGTCTCTGCCGGATTCACCTTGGTGAAGTTGACGATTCCCCTGGTCTTCTGGGCAGGCTTGCGGGTTAAGTCCACATCCCACGCCTTGAGATCCAGATAGCTGTCGGTCGCCGTGGCGGCAAAGCTGGCAGGCAGCACATGGCCCGCCAGCATGATACGGATCAGCCACAGCGCCGGAGTGATGACCACGGCGCGTACCAGCCGCCAGAACGGGCTCACATCGCTGTCGTTGGTGATGAGCGAACCGGCGGCCTCCACCTCCTTCTTGAGCTCGACCTCCATGGCTTCTTCGGTTGTCGGTACCCCGCTTTTTGCCAGCAGGGCCATAAAATCCACGGTTGGGCGCAGGTTCACAGGGTTACCTCCAGATCGCCAAATTCATAAGTGCGGGCGGTGACCAGGATGCGGTCTGGTGCCTCTTCGCTGATCACGATGGTGCCGGGGATCAGCCGGGTGTCGTTCTCGACCAGCAGCTCTATTTCGGTCATCACATCGGCTCGCAGGGTGGGGCTGCGCTCGCCGATCAGCTTGCTGGCCAGCCCTGACTCCATGATCCGGTGCTTGATGTCCTGACCGATGCTGTGGCGGTCTTGGGTGTAACGTGGTTGGCCACCGGCATCCAGCTGCCATGCCCCGTCTACTACCCAGATATCGATGTACTTGGCATCACTCATCACGGGGTCTCCAGCCAGGCGTTTTCGGCCATCTGCTCAGGGGTCATCGGGTTCTGGCTGGTCATGTGGACCTCACCGATGTGCAGCACCTTGGCCGGTTTCTGGTTGGCGGTAGTGGCAGCTGCGTTGGCCTGGATCAGCTGCTGGCCAAGCCCACCCGATGGGATGCTGCTCCCCCCTTCGCGATATCGAGCGAGCGGGGCGTTGATGTTGGCAGGGTTCGGCAGGTTCAGATCAGGCATCGACCCCGCTTCGATGTTGACGCCCGGGATCATGTTCAGCTTGTCGATCAGCCAGTCGATGGACTTGCCGAGCAGCTGGAACACGCCCCAGTCAGAGAAGGTCTTTTTCAGGTCGTCCCAGTAGTAGATGACCGCAGCCACCGCGCCGATCAGCAGCACGATGCCAGCCACGATCAGGCCGATTGGGTTGGCGTACATGGCGATGTTTACCGCCAGCATGATGGCGCGGAACGATACAAGGCCCGCTTTCAGCAGGTTGAGCGGGGCAATGATGATTGACCAGGCGATACCCAGCCCCAGCGTGGCCAGCTTGGCAATACCGGCAACCAGCATCCAAGTGCCGGTAACCATGCTCAAACCCACGATGGCCAGCGCGGCATAGCTGATCAGCTTGGTCAGGTTCGGGAAGAGGTGCGTCCAGCGCAGCACGTCGTTTGCACCATCTGCAAAGGCGCCCACCACGGCATTGATGGCGGGTAGCACTACCCCGAACGCGGCGGCTCGGATGGCGAACCACGCCTGTTCTACCCGCTGCCACTGGTCGGTCATTGCGGCGGCCATCTGTTCGGCCTTGCCCATGCCGTGGGTGTTGGCCAGCGCGTTGATGTTGGTGGCGAGCCCCTTGGTGTTGGTCATCAACAACTTGACCATGCTGACCGCTTCATCCGAGCCGAATGCCTTCTTGAGCTCGTCCCCTTCGGCCACGCTCAGGGTTTCTCCATAGCGGGCCTTGAGTTTGTCCAGCACGGTGAGTACCGGCAGCATGTTGCCCGCGGCATCGGTGAACTGCATGCCGAGGGTCTTCTGGGCGTTGCCCACACCAGCAAGGAAGGCGTTGAATTTGGTGCCAGCTTCGCCTCCGCTCATGGTGGCTTGCAGCATGCCGAGCACGGCGAACTGTTCATCCATCGAGATCCCTGCGGCGGTGGCGTTGGCACCGATCGCCCCGAAGGCATCAGCCATGCCCTTGCCTGTGGTCTTGAACATCTGCACCGCAGTGGCGGTCTTGCCTGCCAAGTTTTCCACCCAGGTAGCCTTGCCCATCATCTTGGCCTGCTGCTCGAAGATGCCGTACATGGTGCCCATGTAGTTGGTGATGGTGGCGGTGTCGGCCTTGGTCGCCTTGGCCAAGGTGGTGGAGGCGCGGGTAAAGGCGGGCAACTCGTTACCCTCCAGCCCCGCGATCGCGGATTGGATATCGTAGGAGGAACGGACAATCTCTGTTGCCGATTCTCCGTACTTCACCGATAGGGCCAGCGCTTCGCGCCCCAGCGCCCCGAGCACATCCTTTTGCACATCGAGCGAGGCCACTTCACCCAGCGCCCGATCCATTTCGATGGCTGGGCCCAGAGCAGACTGGATCGCCATGCCACCGGCGGCCACCGTGGTGGCCCCCATTGCCATGCTGCTCCAGCCCTGACGGCCTGCCTTGCTGACCTTGTCCATCTGGGCATTGATGCCAGCAAGGGGCTTGGTGACTTGATCCACCAAAGCCACCTGCATCATCAATTTTTCCATCCAGGCCATAGGTCGTTATCCGTTGAATGCTTTGGCGATGCCCTCGGCCACGGCGGCGGCGTTGGACTCTCTTACGTGCTTGTCTAACCAGATGGCGCGGGCAAGGCTGTCGATATCGTCATCGTCATGGGGCAGGAAGTGGCGCCGCAGCGCCAGCGCCTGCTCCAGTTGATTGCGCTCGATGGCCTCGGCACGCGCCGTCAGTTTTTTACGGTGATCTCCAGATCGGGGGCGAACTGCTGGTTAATGGCGCCAGCCAACTGCAACGCCGCACCCGGGCGCTTGAGCAACTCATCGAGCGCCTCTTTGCTCTCCTGGCAGACGATCTTTTTCAGGTAGTTGTGGGCCGGTGCCACTTTGTCGCTCGGCATCATGTCGTTGATAAAACCGTTGTAGGCCACCATGGTGGGGGCGAATTTCAGCTCTTTACCGGCTACTTCAAGGGTGATAATCGGGTTTGCCATTAGTTGTTTTCCTCTTGTTCAATCCACTGGTTCAGGGTGTTGATTTGGGTCTGGCAGCGGCGCAGTGCCGTCTGCAGGGTGGGGACAAACCGCACGGCATCACCGTAGGTTCGCCCCGTAAAGTCAGGCTCCGGGCAGTGGGGGATCACCCCCGGCGGCGGCAGGCGCTTGATGACCTGCGTTTGCACCACGGTTGTGGGCTGGCTGGAGCAGGCGCAGAGCGCCAGCAGGCAAAGGCTCAACAGCGCAGTTCGGGCGGCCAGCCGGTGGCGTGGCCAAGGCTTGTTCCAGTTCATAGGCGGTCTTCCTGTTCAGTTGGTCGAGATCTGCCAAAGCTGCGTTCTGGGTACCCAGCAACGTGCGCATCCCTTCGGCATCGCGCTGTAGTGTCACCAGCTGGCTGGCCTGCTGCTCGTTGGTCTGCTGCAGTGTGCTGATGGTCTCGTTGGCGGTGGCTAGCGCCTTGCCGCGGCTCTCCAGCATCCGGCTGCCAAGAAACAGGGCGGCACCCATCAGCAGCACCAGTGCCAGCAGCACATTGGAGAACAGCTCCTTGAAGGTGCTCATGCCAGCACCCCGCCGAACTCGGTGAATTTGGCCAGCAGATCAGCCAGCTTGTGCTCACGCTGTCCATATCCGGCGCCCGGCAGGCTGGCCCAGATGTTGGCGCACTTGGCGATCGCCTGGCTGATGCGCCCCTTGAGCACATCGTCCAGTGCCTTGCGCTCGCGGATCAGCTGGATAGCCCAGGTGTCTTGCGACACTGGGCCGAAGTCCGGCAGGCCGAGCTGATCGCGGTAGTGGGCCCAGTGCTTTGACAGGTGCTGATAGCGGCCAGCAGCGGTGCTTTTCAGGGTTAGATTGACCTGCACCATCACGTTCGGGTGGGTGGCGTAGCTGTCAAAGAACCCTGCCGGATTGACCAGCTTGTTGTACCCGTCATCGCCCAGGCCCTTGGTGCCTTCTGAAAAGGCGATCATGTCGAGAAAGGCGGCCACCTGCGGGTGGCAGTTACTGCGCGGCATTGCTGTCCCCCTTCTTGTTGAACATCGTCTTGGCTTTCTCGCGGATGATGTCTACCCCGAGCAGCCCCACCACACCGCCGATAAAGGGGGCTGCCTCATAGGTGACACCCAGCAGCGCTGCTCCTGATGCTCCAGCCAAGGTGATCAGGCCGCACATGGTTGATTCGATCAGACGGCGGCGCCCGCTGCCGCCGTCATAGGTGATGCGCATAAATGAAATGCTCAACGCCAGCAGAGCCCCGGAAACTGCGGGCCAGTTATCCATCAACCAGGCCAGTAGGGCGGCCCAGAGGGTGGGGTCTTTGTTTGGCATAGGGTTCATATCCCGTTCTCGTTATTGCCCGCGCCGTTCTGCGCGGCTCTTGCAGCTGACGCACAGGCGCACACCCGGCACATGCAGGCGGCGCGCTTCCTGGATCGGATCGCCGCACTCCTCGCAGTGGTGCAAGCTCTCTGCTGGCGGGTATACGCGGCCTAGCTGGTTGGCCAGCTGGGCTTCCAGCATTTGCTGGGCCTGCTGATTGGCACGGTCGATCAGATCCATCCATCAGCCCTTCATGTGGCGGGTGTCGTCGTCCGAGAGGTACGGCACGCCATTGATGTGAACGAAGTCTGGGGAGGTGACGAAACCCTTGATCTTGTGCACCCCCTTGCTGCCCCCCTTGGGGTCAACATCCAGCAGGTCAGAGATCTGCAGCTTCACGCCGAAGGCTTCCACCTTCATGGTTTCGTCGCCGGTGTCGGCGTAGAACAGCACATCGTCAGGCTTTATCCCGCGCCAGCTACCGGCCCGCTTGGCTGCATCGCTCAGCAGTTTGAAGTTCTTTGAATCGAGCTCGAACTCACACTCGGCCGCCACGTCACCATCGACAAAGCCGTCAGGAATGCCACGGGTCTGGGCCACTGCGCTGTTGTCGGTGATGGAGAGGCTGGCTTTCTCGACGTGCACCATGGCGCCCATCAGTTCGGTATCGAAGCTCTGGCCTGAAATGCGTCTGGTCATGGGTTAGCCCTCCCCGTTGTTGAGGCTCAAATCGAGCATGATGTTGGCGGTAATCCCCTTGGGGCAGTCCACGGTGCGCACTACCACATAGATGGAGACGTGGTTTTTATCGACCCATTGGATGGTGATATCGCCATCCTTGGGAGAGGCGATATCTCCCGGGAACAGTTGGCCGTTGATGGTGACGGCCTTGGCCATCTCGCGCAGGTCTTTGCCGAAGTACATGATTGCCGAGGCTGTACTGATTGGTGTTGAGTTGAGCGAGCGATCGCCGATCCGTGGGATGGCACGCAGGCGGATCCGGCGCGCTACCTTGTAGGCCACCCGCAGGTTTTCGATCACCTGGTAGTCGCCGCCCTCGGCGTCCAGGGTGCGGCCATCGGCCCAATAGATGCCGTCATAGTCCGGGTACCACATCGGCACCGAGTAGCGGTTCTGTTCGAGGGTTTGCAGGGTGGCCAGCGGCAGCTCGGTTCCCTCTTTGTCCTTCGGCTTGTTGCCCAGGCCTACCATGGCGCCAGTTTTCACCCGACACGGGCTGTCGGCGATGCTTACGGCACGGTTACACAGGCGACCGGCATAGGCCCCGGCGAGGTTCGGCCACAGCTGCGGCAGCAGGGTGATTGATTCAGCCTTGATGCCATCTTGCAGCGCTACCAGCTTGGCCGCGTACTCGCTCCAGTCCTGGCCGCCTTCTGCGGTGGTGACGATGCCAGCAACGGCCAACAGCATGAACTGCCAGCGACCCCACTTGGCGATCAGCTCCTGGTTGAGGGCGTGGGCCGCGTTGATTTTCGCTTCGTCCCACTCCTGACCCAGTACCACACACCCCTCGAAGGATTGGGTTTTCTGGGCCTCACGGACTGCATCTTTCCAGTCCATGTCGGTTGGCTGCACAAAGGCGGCTGCCGTCCAGTTCTGACCGGCGTTGACCATGGCAGCTTGCAGGTTGGTTTTCAGCTCGCTGTCTGCCTCGCCCAGCAGTTTGTCGAAGTCGCTCTGGGTGTTGAGCGAAAGCAGCTTGCCGGTGTTGGTCGGCGCAGCGCCGATGAACAGCAGGTGACGCTCGACTTCCGTCACTGGCCCCTGCATCTGGTTCAAGTTGTTGATCTGTACATAAGGCCACATGGCGTTATTTCCTCTTCATCTCTTGCTTGTTGACGTCCCAGCCGTAGTTGATGCTTTGCAGGGCGCGGGCAAAGGCTTGCTCCCGTTGTTTGGTGTTGGCGCCGAGGAACGGGCGGGCTGGCAGCTCAATCTCCCAGCTCTCTTTCACCGGCTCGTCCTTGAGCTTCTTGATCAGCAACCCCGCTTGCGCGTAGTTGAGATTGCCGGTTATCCAGCCGAGCGAGGCAGAGCGGTACGACTTCTTTCTCTTGCCCGGACGTTTGAACCCCAGTTCCCGCAGCTTGCGGGCCTGCGCCTTGCTGGCCTGCTTGTTCTTGCCGCCATCGCTGGCGGCGATACGGCGCCGACTGGCCGCGGTCACCTTGTAGGTGTGTCCCTTCTGGTGGGTGTTGGCGACTACCCCGGCATGAACATTCATCGAGCCCTTCTTGAACCCGAGCTCGGCCACGTCCTGGCTTGGCTCATGGATCACCAGCAGCTTTGGCAGGCCGCGCAGCATCTTGCGCTTGCCCCGTTTACGGGGGGCCCAGGCATTGCCGTTGGGGTCTTGCTGCTGGCGCACGTTGCGGGCGGCCAGCTTCTTCATCTCGTTGGCTGCTCGCCACACCAGCCGCTGGCGCTTCTTTGGCGGCAGGGCCAGCAGGTTGAGCTGGTCTTTGCTGCGCTGGGTGTCGAGAGTGATGGTGATCATGACGGGTCACCGATCTGGTGATGTCCGGTGTCACCGACGTTCATATCGATGTGGTCTGCCACCCAGATTTCATACGGGGCCACGTTCCAGCGTTTGCCCATCCAGTTGATGGGGCCCTTGGGGTGTTCGATCAGGCGCAGCGGCTCGGTAAAGGCGAGCTGGATCTCGAGATCGGCGGTCTTCTCATCGTTCGGGGTGACGGCGTATTCGGGATCGGCCAGCTCGAACTGCTCGCGAAAATCGTCATGCTCCTGCACCCAGGCGGCCACCGAGGCCAGCACGATGGCCGGATCCAGCTCGCGAAACGGCAGTTGCTCGACGGTGAACACCGCCTGATAGGTGAGCCATGCCACATCTACCCCTGTGGGGCCCATGTTCTTTGGCTCCAGCCGGATGGTGCCGTTCTCCATCCAGCTATCCAGATGCTTGTGGCACTTGGCTGGCAGCACCCGCAGGATCTCGGCGTGGAGAGCGTGGAGGAAATATCCCTGGGCCTGCTGTTCGTTCATGCCTTCACTCATATCAAGGACACCCCCGCACGGCGCTTGCCCTTGATACTGCGCACCAGTTGCTGACTCTCGGCCAGCAGCTGGGCGCGTTGGTCTGGGGATCGCTCTACTTGGTTGTTTGCTGCGGCCCGTTCGGTGACGCTGGCGAACTCCGGCAGCAAGGCCGCTTTGGCACGGGCAAACACGGCGGCCAGATACTGCTCTGTCAGGGCATTAGTGCCGCCCTCAAGGCTCGGCCCCGGCACATCGGCGGCGCTGGCGTAGCCCTCGGCCATCAGCGCGGCCTGACGCATCGCCAGTTGCAGATTGATTTCAGAGACGGCAGCCAGCAGGGCGGCGCCGGTGGTCTGTTGGTCGAGGTCGGCAGGCAGGGCGCGGCGGCGCTCGAAGTCGGCCACGGCCACATCAGGCCAAAACCCGTCATTGCGGATAGTGGCGGCGCTGTAGTCGATATCCTTGCCTGCAAACATCTCTGACCCTCTGTCGATTCTTGCCAATGTGAACACCACTTCCCCGATCACTCAGGTCGCCGATGACGCGGCGAGAAAAGGTGCACCCCTGAAGCCACGGATCACAGGATTCGGCGGTGGCCTTGCGGCTTGCCTATCCTCCCCGCCGGGGTGCGGTGGCGCGGAGAGTCTTATTGCTCCGGATTCAGCGCCCGCAGGCGCATGGCAATTTTGAGCAGCAGGGTGTTGACCCCCGCTTTGCGGTGCAGCTTCTCGGCCTGGAGCAGCCAGTGGGCGGCCTGTTCCAGGGTGGCGCTGTCACCCACTGCACTGGGGCGTGGCTGGCCGTCCTGGTCGCGCAGCAGCAGGCAACCCGCAGCCTTGAACCACTTGGCTGTCAATTTCTCGTTGAGGCGCCACTCGTTGCGCACCTTGTCGAATACCCTGGAGAACCAGGGCTCGACGGCATGGCCTTCGGCGGCGTTCTTCTCGGCCCACTCCAGCACTGTGTCGGCCACGAAGGTGGCCCAGTCGCGCTTGATGTTGTTCGGGGTGCGCTGGCCCTGCTTGATGGCGAGCTCTGCCCAGGCGATCCCTGTGTCGAAGTCGCCTACGTCAAAGGCCCAGATCACCAGCCTTTGAAACAGCTCGTTCTGGTATGACTTGCCGGACTCGGCCACGCTGGCCAGATACTGCTCCACATAGGGGCGGTATTTTGGCATCAGCTCGTCGCGTTTCATGTTCACCCGATCCCCAATGCGGGCCAGCTTGCGCAGGCGAACGATGTCCTGTTCCAGGGCAATCATTTGCAGGTGCAGGCTGTCAGCCACCGCACCGGTGGCCACGCCAGTGCAGGCGGCCTGCTCGGCCCCCTGCATGGCATGCACTCGCTGCTTGTGACGTTGACCGGGTGAGCTCATGGTTTATGCACCCGCCGCAGGAGCAGCACCGATTTCGATGTCTGCCTCTTCAAAGCCGCCATAGGCCAGGTGCTCGCCCAGGGCATAACCTTCCATCCGCCAGTACTGGTTATCGAAGCACTTCTTGTCCTGGTTATCTTCGGCCTTGCGGTTGCGGGGGCCGCGCTGGGTGTAGCAGTGCAGGTTATCCAGAGTGGTGACCACCATCCGCTTGCCCGGGAAGAACGGGGGGATGTAAGCCTTGCGACCGGCAATCGACTCGGCCAGCTTCTGGGCGGCGATCTGCTCGCTCGGCTTGGTCGCTTCGCTGTAGAGCTTGGCCTGAGCTGCCGCAACCAGATCGGTACCGACCAACACCACCAGACGGGGGTCTTGGCGGAATAGCGGATCGATGGTGGTGTTGATCAGGTCTGAGGCCATCTCGTCCAGGGTCTTGTAATCGCCCTTGCCGTCCGGGTCGAAGTAGATCTTCTTACCCGCTTCGGCCTTGATGATCTGGCTGCCACCGTTCCACTCGCGGGCGATCTGGTGCCAACCCTTGTTGACGTCTTCACCCAGCGGATGGGCCGCAGGGTCGGTGGTCTCTTCGGCAGAGACGCCGTTCCAGCCGACCCGCAGAATATCGAGGGCGAATGCAGTGTTGATGAACTCACCGACCAACTTGATGAACTCACCCTCGCTGCCAGCGTTGGCCCAGACGCACAGGGTCGCCCAGTCCAGTGATGCGCAGGAGTCGGTCTCGGTCAGCTCGTAGGTGTTGCCAGCCACGCCGATCTTGCCGTTGAAGCGGCCATCTTTCTTGCGGCCAGTAAACAGCTTGCCGATGCCGACTTGCACCACCTGGCCCTTGATCTGATCCACATCCATGCAAGTGATGAGGCTCAGGAACTCGACAGAGGCAAGCAGGCCAGCACGCAGGCCAGTTTCCACCGGGCCGGAGATGACGCTGAACTGTTTGTCCAGCGCGTTGACTGGGATGCCATAGGTCTTGGCCAAGGCAGCACTGTATTTTTCGAGGCGCTGACGTGCCTGGACGGTTAGGGTCTGACTCACGGTCGCTCCTTAATATGCGGTGGGGGTATCGTCACCGCCGAGCGCATCAGGTCGTTGACCCGGCACTTCAACGGAGAACTTGTCGATCTGGCCTTTCAGCTCGCCGACGGTGTTGGCCAGACTGGTGATGGCCTCGTCCAGCTTGCTGAACTGGTCGGCGGTGATATTGGCCTTGTCGCCTTCTACGTTCGGATCAGTCACCGGATCGGTCTTTACTTCCGGCTTGGCGATGAATCCTTCGATCTTGGTGCCAAGGCCGTTGACGGCTCCCAGCAACTGGTCGAACTGTTCTTTGGTCATTTCCTCATCCTCTGGATGGCTGGGGGTTGGTTTGGTTTCCTGTTCACCATGGCTGGCCAAGAAGCTGAAAAACTTGGTGATCAGACCGTCAGCTTTTTCGTTCTTTGGCAGTTTGAAGGTGGAGAGATCCAGCGGCTCACTGGTGCCAATCAGGCGAGATTTGCCACTCTTGTCTTTGAACTTCAGGTGGGTGGTACCGGTGCTGGCGGGTTCATCGGTTACGCCGAGGCCGCGCAGATAGGTGCGGCCCAGATCGGCAAATTGCTCTTGCGGCTCGATGGAACAGAATTGGTATTGGCCAATCTGGTTGTAATAAACCAGATCGCGGGTCGGACTCAGGATGGCGAACAGCTTGAGCTTGCCATCCACGACTTCTGTCTTCAGTTCCTGTACATAGCCGAAGTTCGACCAGCGGTTGTGATCAGGCCAAATCAGTGCGGTGTAGTATTCCGGATCGTAGGTCTCGGCCATGTCAGTCAGCCAAGCGGCAGTAATCTCCCGACCATCGACGGTTGTGCCTTCGGTGGCGATGCAGACCCAGCCAGTTCTCAAGGTTGATGTGTTCATGCCTGCTCCCAATTGATACGGGCTCAGGCTATCGGGTCGGCAAGGGGTATTCATCCGGTTGTGTTCAAGGCAATTCGGATCCATGGGGATATCCGAATTGCTTGGAACATCAGGGCAATAAGTGGGGGCTGGGGGCTAGCTATGATGGCGCCATCATTCACAAGATGGAGGCGCCGTGGCGTATCCCGAAGAGATCCGCAATGCTGCGCGGGGGCTTTATCTTAAGCGCTGGACACCCCAGGAGATCAAGGACGAACTTGGCCTTAACTCCTGCAGGGTAGTCTACTTCTGGGCCGAGAAGTACGGCTGGCGTGACCTGCTTACCGAAGAAGCGGTAGAGGATGCCATTGCCCGCCGCCTGCACTCTCTGCTGGGCCGAGAGAAGAAAACCCCCGAAGAACTCGACGAAATCGACCGACTGGTCGGGCACCATGTCAGCCTGAAAGAGAAGGCACTCAAGTGGGCCGAGCGCCAGCATGCGCTGACCGCCCGCCGTGAATCCGGTGACGAGCCTTCCCCCGACCGTTCCCCGCGTAGCAGGGGCGGGCAGGATGGCGGAGGCCGCAAAGGGAAGGGCGGCAAGAAGGGCAAGAACGAGATCGGCCACCTCACCGAGGCCGACTTTGCCGAGTGGCTTGGCACCCTGTTTGGCTACCAGACGCGTTGCCGTGAGGCCAAGAACGACCCGGCACTGCCGCGTACCCGCAATATATTGAAGTCACGCCAGATCGGCATGACCTACTACTTCGCCGGTGAGGCGCTGGAAGATGCCATTCTTACCGGCGGCAACCAGATATTCCTGTCAGCCACCCGTGCCCAGGCAGAGGTGTTCCGCTCCTACATCTGCAAGATTGCCCAGACCTTCCTCGGCGTCACCCTGACCGGCAACCCCATCGTGCTGTCGAACGGTGCCGAGCTTATTTTTTGCTCCACCAACTCCAACAGCGCGCAGTCTCGCTCCGGCAACACGTACATCGATGAGTATTTTTGGATCCCCAACTTCGAGAAGTTGTCGGACGTGGCCAGTGCCATGGCGACCCAGAGCCACTGGCGTAAGACTTTCTTCTCGACGCCATCGAGTAAGACCCACGAGGCGTACCGGTTCTGGACGGGGGATCGCTGGAAGGGCCAGAAACCCAGCCGAGTTGCCATCGACTTCCCTGGAGAGGATGACCTGCGCGACGGCGGCCGCGTCTGTCCGGATCGGCAGTGGCGCTATGTCATCACCGTCGAGGATGCCATCCGCCTTGGTTGCGACCGCATTGATATCGAGGAGCTGAAAGACGAATACCCGGAGGAGGTGTTCGACAGGCTCTATATGTGCCGCTTTATCGATGATGCCCTGTCGGTGTTCAAGTTCCAGGATATGGAGCGGGCAGGGGTGGACCCGAGCCGATGGGAGGACTACAAGCCCGGGCGGCCTGACCCGTTCGGACGGCGCGAGGTGTGGATGGGCTACGACCCGAGCCGCACCCGCGATAACGCCACCCTGGTGGTGGTTGCCCCGCCGATGGTCGCCGGTGAGCGGTTCCGTGTGTTGGAAAAGCACTACTGGCGCGGTCTCAACTTCCAGTTTCAGGCGCAGGAGATCGAGCGTATCGCCAAGAAGTTTCGGGTTACCTATCTCGGGGTCGATGTCTCCGGCATCGGCTCTGGGGTGTTTGACCTGTTGAAGCCCATCTTCAAAGGGGTGTGCCACCCCATCAACTACAGCATCGAGAGCAAATCGCGGCTGGTACTCAAGATGATCGATGTGGTGGAGGCGAACCGCATCGAGTGGGACGGCTCGGATCGGGATATCCCGCTGGCGTTCCTCGCCATCAAGCGCAGCACCACCGGCGGCGGCCAGATGACGTTTCGCGCCGCTCGGGACAATGTGACCGGACACGCTGACGTATTTTTTGCCATCGCCCACGCCGTGGCCAACGAGCCGCTCGATACCAACCGCAAACGTAAATCCACCTGGGTAACCAGCCAGCAGAAGAAGGCAGCATGACCAAACGACAGCAAAAACCGGCCCAGCAGGTGGCCACCTCATTCCCTCGGCCATCGGTGATGTTCAGCACGGCAGAGGCCATCGACCCCACGGCCTGGATGACCGATTACACGGGGGTGTTCTTCAATCCCTACGGGGAATATTACCAGCCGCCCATCGACCGCAAGGGGCTGGCGAAGGTGGCACGTGCCAACGCCCACCACGGGGCGATCCTGATGGCGCGCCGCAATATGGTGGCCGGCCGGTTCCAGCAGCAGCGCAACATCATCACCGCCTATGTGCACAACTACCTGCAATTCGGCGACGCCGGCCTGCTCAAGATCCGTAATGCCTTCGGGCAGGTTGTCGCCCTGCATCCGCTCTCCAGCGTCTATCTGCGCCGGCGCGATGATGGGTGCTTTGTCTATCTGCAGCAGGGCAAGCCGAACATCATCTATCGCCCAGAGGATGTGATTTGGCTGGCTCAGTACGACCCCGAGCAGCAGGTCTATGGCATGCCCGACTATCTGGGCGGCTTGCAGTCTGCCCTGCTCAACCAGGACGCCACCCTGTTCCGCCGCAAATACTTCCTCAACGGCGCCCACATGGGGTTCATCTTCTACGCCACTGACCCGAACATGGATGATGACACCGAGGATGAGATGAAGCAGATGATCGCCAACTCGAAAGGGGTCGGCAACTTCCGCTCGATGTTCGTCAATATCCCTGATGGCAAGCCGGATGGCATCAAGCTGATCCCGGTGGGGGATATCGCTACAAAGGATGAGTTCGCGGCCATCAAGGGGATCACTGCCCAGGATGTGCTGACTGCCCACCGTTTCCCCGCTGCACTGGCCGGCATCATCCCGACCAATGGTGGCGGCGGGCTTGGTGACCCCGAGAAGTATGATGCCACCTATGCCCGCAATGAGGTGTTGCCGCTGTGCGAACTGGTGCAGGACTCGATCAACAGTGCCGGGCTGCCCCGCGCGCTGTGGGTCGATTTTCGGGAAACTATCGGGTCAGCTGTATAAAAAACCAGTCCTTTTGGGGTAAGATGCAATCTATTGATTGAATGTTTGATTTATCGGGAGGGGTGATGCGGGTTTATTGCAAAGTGTGTGGCCAACGGGGCCGCATTACCAAAACCAACAAGCTGAGCGATGACGTCTCTGATCTGTATTGCCAGTGCACTGATGCAGAGTGCGGCCACTCCTGGGTGGCTTGTCTGTCGTTCACCCATACACTGAGCCCGTCAGCCAAGACGGCGAACCAGCTGGTGCTGAGCTTGATGTGGTCGCTGACGCCAGAGGGGCGGCAGATGGTACTGGAAGGACTGGGGGCGCAATAGCGCCCCCTTTAATCTCTTAATCCCTGCTCTGGTCGCGCTCTGTCACGACTCTTTTTTATTGGTCTCTTTATGCTGGATCAGCTGCTCACCCAGATCGCATAGGGTGATGATGGCACCGCACATCCCCTCCCGATCCTCTACCCTCAGGTCTGGTGTGACCCGCGCGATATCCCTGATAGACCTGTAGATTTCACTTTCTATACCAGACTGCACATTAAACTCCTTACCCATTACTGGTTAGACCTGATCATTTTATCTGTGACTGCATTGCATTTCTCGACAGTCTCCAGCTAGATTTTTCATATATCGTTAGTCTTACCTGTCAAATCTGACAGTAACCGCGATCCCGAGCACGGGCACCTAACGGAGGCGCCCCATGAAGAGAAAGAAAAATGCCGCTCGGGCCTATGTGATTCGAGCAAAAGGCACTACCAGATCCATTTTGAAACGCCATGGTCTGACGAACACGGCTACAGGCAAGATCATCGATGTGGCCCCTGCGACAGTTGGCCGCTGGCTTGATGGTCGGCATCGTGCATTTTTCGATCTGGAGCACGCCGTTGCCATCTGCATCTATCTCGGGATCCCGGTGTCTCACATGTTGCCCCCCAGTGATTGGCTGATAGGAAACCACCAGAGCCAGCAGCGGGATCAACTGCTGGCCCTGAGCAAAGACGAGATCGAATGGCTGCTCGCCGTTCGGGCCGGTGCCATGGCCTGTTATCGGTGATGTCATCTGTGCCCCTGGTTGTGGTTGTTGTGGCTATCATAAACCACCGGTTCGTGCTGCCCAATTCACTGGGCTGTTATCCTGTTTTGGAAGAACCCCCCTCCAGCATGGATAGTGTTTTATTTTAGACATTTTATTGGCTGCATCCTAAACAGGAGCTACATTTCAAGTGAAATACTTCAAATGTATAGATAATTACGCGTCTAGCTACTTCATCTGCATTATTACGTTCAATAAACCAAGTCTATTTAGCTCTTCCTAAAGTTAAAAGAACTAATCCTTGGCCTATTGTAAGTATTGTTTAAATTTTTATTTATCAGTAATCAAATAGTGTCAATTAGTTTATTTAATTCTTCCACCGACCTTTCAAAATGAAAAAGCAGCTCACCGTTAATAGGCTCAACCCAATTTTCATCACTTACAATAAGCGGCTTTTTATTTAGCTGCAAGTAAGAGCCAGCGATGCTGTTTATATATTGTCTGACAACACCCAAACAGAACGCTTTTGGATTTCCTTTATTTTTATCCTTAAGGAGAAAATCTGTATTTAATGAATAGGATAACGATGATATCTGACTTGCCAAAGTATTTTGGTAATGACTTATTATTGAATTTCTCTCTGAGTTCAAACTAGCTAGTTTATTATTTTTATCCTTTAGATCATTGATCTGTTTTTCTAAAGTTAATATTCTATCCGTATTTTCTAGATTTTTTTTATTAAGCTCTTCTCTTTCATTGCTCCATCTTTCTAGCTTCAATGAAAAAACTTTATTAACATATTCATTTGACGCAATAACAGCAGATCTGTTAATCCTTCGTGTTACTCTTGATTCATTCGCTTTATTTAAAGCATCCACATTAAGTAATCTTTCATCCAAAGGCCCCTTAATCTTTTTAAGATAAGCAATGTTTATCAATGGAAGAATTATTACATATCCTATTGTAAATGCAGCAGGTAAAGCAAAATCACACAATAATGCAAACTTGTAATTATGTAGTAATATCAGTTTTTGCTCATTGCTTGAATAGAGAAAGTACAGAATTTCTTTAGCGTGTACAGCTACCCAAGAAATAAAAAATGCAATCAATAATGGGTTTTTAATTCTATTCTCTATGGTTTTTTGTATATCACTTACTATTTCAATCATACATCACCTTATGATTTCATTTTAATGAAAAATTTTCTTGCTACTCATAGTCTTATACTATCTATCATTGCACTTTACTTTTTTGAGTGTTTTTCATATGCACTCTTCTACAGGTGGTAGATTGCACACATTAAAACTTATCTTGTCCCCTTGGTTGTTCTGCTGATATGTATGGTAATTAATGAAATGTGCCCAGTCACGCTTTCGTGACCGGACACATAGAGTCTTTTCTCTCGTTACAGCGCTAGTTCCTTGTTGCCTAGGGTGTGCCAGCATGATGATTGGCCCTTGAATGTGCCGCCGCACCCCTTTGGCAGATCACAGTCGCAGTGCTGGCAGGTCTGCTTTTTCAGCTCGGCCTCCTGCTCCAGCCACTTCTCCCAGTCTCGCCGGATCAGGGTGCTGATGTACTCATCTGTGGAGTAGGGTTCACCGCTGCCAGCCCTGGCGATGCGCAGGTGGTCCAGCTGCTGGCGCTCTCGTTCTGAGAGCGCCACCTCCACCCGCTTGATACCGAGAGCCGCCCGTCTGGCCCGCTGGGCCTGCTTGCGCTTGGTGGCGTCATTCATCCCTTGCCCCCTTCTGTCTTCCCCATCTGCAACGGCGCCACAAGTCCGGAATGACGATCAGATAAAACAGCACGTGGCCGATCAGCCATATGATGCCGAGCGGGTCGATGTGGTCGCTCACGCTGCGCCCTCCCTTACCACCATGGCATCCAGCTTGGCCCACGCCCGCCAGCTGGCGATGGTGGCCTCGGTCTCTGGTAGGTCAACCGCCGGATGGCGGTACACCACATGGGTGATGGTGCCGCGTGCGTTTTGCTTGGTGGCCGTCACTTCCCTGGTGGAGCCGAATCTGGTGATTACGTCACCCGGTACCGGATTTTTGTGGGGATCTCTCATGCTGACTCCTTCATATCTAACCGGATGTTATTGAGCGACCCCTCTATCATGTCGCTCACTGATTCCCATTCGTCCGGTCCGCATTCCCTGAGCTCTTGCGCCTGAGAAACCAGTGCATTTGCCAGCAGCTCAACGTGCATTCTTGATGGCTTAGATTCAATAGTCACCTCTGCTCTGGCTGGCACATCGATCCAGAGCTCTGGCCGTAACTGCACCTTTTGCCAATGAGTGATGTCTACGGCTATCCCCTTATCTTCAGCCGCTTTCTGTAACCACGCTTTTGCCTTTGCGATTACCTGCTCCGTGGTATCTCCCGGCTGATTTACTATTGGCAGTGGTACACCACCCGCCAAAGCTCTGGCGGCTCTGGCGACAGGCGTAAGGCCTACCCTATCTAGAGTTAGCGTTATCTCTTGTTGCAGCAGGTATTTTGCCTGTTCCTGCCATGTTGCCAGTGCCAAATAAACGTTGAGGTCCATGGTTATTCCCCTGCTTCTACATGTTGGCGATGGTCAGCCACTACCTGGTGCATGGTTGGCTGGTATGTTGGGTTGAGTTTGGCTGCTGCGCCCGGGTTGGCGCGGTCGATGGGGCTGCCCGGTGCAATAAATAGGGTGCGGCCGGTGACGGCACAGCGGATGGTGCCGCTCTGGTCGATGGCCACTGGGGTGAGACCGTCCACGATATGGCGGCGGCCAACAGAGCGGCCATCTGTTGTCAGCACCGGCACGGTTGGGCGGTTAGCTCTGGCCTGATACGGGGTCGGCACCTCGGTGACGATGGCCGGCAGGGCCAGCTGTGCTGGGCGAGGGTGCCGGCGGCGCAGGATGGCGCAGGCCACGGACTGTTGTTTTCCCTTGAGCATCCCCACCCACTGGCTAATCTCGTTGGCTGGCCAGCGCTGCTGGAGAATGCAGGTCACCCGATTATCCAGGCGGCGGTACTCTTCGCGGCTGACGCTTTGCTTGCTTTGCATCATCAATCTCCTGTTACGGCTTGCGAGGTTGTTTAGCCGATACCGCCAGATCCACACCAATGAACAGCTGGTTGGTATTACCGAGAACCCATGAAAGCTGAACCTCAACACGCCCAGGCCTTCTCATCAGAGCTTTCCGAGCGTTGCAATGTGAGCAGGTCAAATACTCTGCTCCAGCTACTACTGTTACCCGCAACCACCTGTGCCATAACCAGCAAGAACCAATGGGCTCGTTGGTTATTTCTGCTGTGTCCCTTACTTGAACTGTCATGTTCATACCCACTCCTCACTGTAGTCGTTCTGTTCTTGCAGCCACTCTGGGGTGTCCAGCTTCTCCAGCTCGGCCCACATGTGTGACTGGTATGGCTCCGGCAGCATCTCGATCCAGCGGAATGCCCCGGCATGGCCCTGTGCCTGGTAGACCTTGCCGCACAGCTCAACCAGCATCGGCCAGTCCTCATCACCTTCCGGCAGCGCGTACTCATCCGGCTGGCCCTGTTCGGCTGGCCGCTGGCCCTCTGGCTGCCAATCCGGCTCGCTCTGGATCGCTCGGCCCGATTGCACCTGTCCGTTCTCAAGCCAGAGGCTGAAACCGTCCACGCTGACGCTGGCGCCTTCGCGCAAACGACCGATGGAGAAGGGCGATAACCCCCATTGATCTGCCATTAACTGATCCGCGAACGCCTCAGGATCCGGCTGCGTACAGTTATTGTCAGAGCTCCAAGGTGCCGGGCTGTCGCCCGTCTTAACCCCAACACCCCCAGCCGAAACTCTGGCGGCCTTGGTGGCCTCATAGGTGCCTGCTGGTACCACTTCCCACCCTTGCAGGCGGGTCTTGATACCCAAGCGCGCGGTGTGCAATCCCATCAGGCGCTTGATGTCTTCTCCGTAGCTGTTGGCCTGCTCCTCGATGAGGTGGGCCAGCTTGATTGGGTGCTCGGAGCGGGTCGCCAGTGCGCCGCCCATGGCTTCGAGGTAGCAACGAAAGATGGCGTTATCGGCGGCATAGCGGGCGGCCTCAAAGCGCGGGTCTTGCAACACCGGCTTGGGTGGCCCCACCAGATCGCCATTCTTCTTGGCGTTGCTGATGCGGCGCAGCTCGCGCCAGACCCCGACTGGGGCGCCGCCGATCTGCTGGAAGGTGCGGATCCCCCACCAACTGGCCCACGCGCAGGCATGCAGTGCGCCCTGGTCTGCTGGGGTGTTAGCTTCTTCGTCGTCACCGACATAGGCGCCGTCGATATTTTTTGCGATGTATTTGGCGAGATAGCCTGTTGCGTCACCCTTGGTCGGGTCGATCAGCTTCCAGTCGAACCGTGGTGTGATATCGGTAAATTTGGGGGCAGCCATGGGGACCCGCACCAGCTCGACCTTGTCGTCTTGCAGCGCATAGTGCTGCAGGGTGCTGATCACCTTGTTGCGATCGCTCGGGCGCATAAACAGCAGCATGTGCCAGTGCGGGGTTCCGTCATGGTGCGGCTCGCAGACCCGAAAACCATAAACGGGGGTATCGTTTCGCTTCAGTGCGGCGCGGGTCAGGCTCCACAGCTTGGCAAGGTATGAACAGGTTTCGCGTGGGGTGGTCCCGTCGTACTTTTCGTTATCAACAGTCTTGCCGTTGCGGCCGGTCTTCCAGGCGTGAAATCGGCTCGGGGCTGTCCATGTGAAAAAGACGCCCACATGGCCCTGCTGCTCGGCGTAGTCTTCAAAGCCACGCATCCTGGTCATCATCTCGTTGCGGCGGTTGACCGGGTTGGAGATGCTGGATTCCCAGCAATCCTTCATCGAGATCACCAGATCATGCTGGCCGTTCATCACTTCCGACTCGGCCAGCCAGCGCATCATGGCCCGCTTGCGCTCGCGCACCACTTTCATGGTGGCGTTCGAGACGTAGGCAGAGACGCCCTTGCGCACCTTACCCAGCAGAATGGCGATGTGCTCTTGCAGCCGATCCCAGCAGCGGTTCACCCGCTTCTCCCACCACTTGGCAGAGAGCAGGCGCACCATCACGCTCAAGATCCAGTTATCCCGCGCCTCTTTGGTTTGGAATTTCGGTATCTTGCCGATGAACCCCCACTGGTCGGCAGGCTGCTTGATGGCTTCCCATGTCTCCATCAGATCCAGTTCACCGGCAGTTGCACCCTGCTCGATGTTCTTCCATATCGCAGCGGTCTGGTTGGCGAACTGGTGGGCAACCCGCTTGCGGCCGTCATCATCGCGCAGCTGCTGGGCATCGACCGGGATCGCCTGGACGAGAGAGCGAATCCACCTGACCCGCTCACGCAGCCAGATGTTGGCATTGCGGGCTGTCTTGGCCGTGCCACCCTTGCGGCGGAGGATGTACTGCTTGAACAGGGTCTGGGTCAGTGGCATGGAGAAGCCATCGAGCAGCTGCACCGCCCAGACCAGATCGTACTCACCTACCGATCCGGTAAACGAATCAGCCAGGTTGATACCTGGCATGGAGTTGGAGAGCGATTCAATTCGCGACCTGATGGCCTTCTTTGACAGCGGCAGCTGTCCATGAGCAGCAGACGGCAGGCGCTGGATGGCAAAACCAAGTTGGCCAGCCTCGGCGGCTGGCCCTGTTTTTTGTTTGGTGGTCATTGTGCAGCGGAACCTAACAGCGAACTCAGGCCGCAACGGCGGGCCTTGATAACGAGGGCAGTGTGGGCACACATCCGGCGAGTTGCGGCGCACTGGCGAAGGGTCAGCGCGATGGTGGCCCGTGGTCGAGGCGATAGCTGGCGGCACTCGATCAGATGGCGTTGATACCTGCGCAGGCGCGCACTGGCATCGCGCAAGTCTTCCCACCACCAACTCAGGTCTCGCTCCATGTCTGATATCAGGCGGTAGTTCATGCGGCCTCCACTGCTATGAGGTGGCTCAGACCATCTGGCAGGGCAACACGGTTCCCCTTGTCCCAGATAAACCAGCTGTATTCGCAGGAGTCAGACCCGCCATTCACAAAGCGTGGGCGCGGCACCAGGATCGGGGTTTTGTTCGGAAAGCCAATCTCAGCCCAGAACGGCACCCGCTTCTTGCTGCCCAGGAAGTTCACCCGTTGCAGGTAAATCAAGGTGCCGTCAGGCGCTAGCTCAGACAGGCTCTTTTTCAGAAACTCCTCTGTCAGCGAGAACGGTGGGTTGGTGATGATGACGTCAAACTTGCGGCCAAAATCCCATTCCAAATAGTCACGGCCTTGGCTGATTTCCGCCCACTCCTTCTGTTCAGCAGGAAGTGGTACAGGGTTATAGATGTTCCCTTCTGCGCGGCACGGCTCCATAAAGATGTCGTCATGGCGGAAGTTAATGCAGCTCATCAGCGCAGTCACTGCACTTTCTGGGGTCGGATAGAGTTCACGCTCGATGGTGTTTCCGGTGGTGCTGCTCATGCCAGACACTCCTTATCTTCGCGGTCTGCATAGACAGCTTCGGCTTGCGCTTCGGCGGCCAGAGCCATCAGACCATGCAGCGCCAGCAGGATCATGGCAGCCTCCCTATACAGACTGCTGCGACCCCCACCATCAGATGACATTTCGGCAAACCAACAGGCCACCTCGCCCGAGTCGAGAAATACCGTGATGCGCGAGATGAGGTCTACCTCCTCCCCGGCTGCATATTCCTGCAGGTCACGCCACATTCCCTTGATGCTGTCGATCCCCTCCAAGATTAAGTACCCGTCTCCTTCGATCTGCGCTCCTTCCTCGACTAGCGCATCTGCCGCTCTCCACAGTGCATCCAGCAAATCAGGGGTGCTAACCATCGGCTCCAGCGCCAGCAGTCTGCTTATCTCTTCACGTGTCATGCTTCGTCCCCCATCACTGAGTCGTCATCGAGCAGATCTGCAGGGCGGCTGGTCACGACCAGCTGCACCTGGATGTACTCATCCCCCGAGTAGAGATCGCCCAGGGCGATCCGGTTTTCCTGCTCGCCACTGGCCAGCAGCTCAGTCAGCAGCGGCAGCACGGCCTGTTCGGCGCGTTTGGCGATGTGGATTGCATCGATGCTCATGCGCTTGCCCTCCCTTTCATTGAGCGAAACACCTTTAGCCAGCGCAGCTGGCGGCGGGCCTGGTCTCGCAGATTGCGGCCCTCAGGGCCGCGGCGGGTGCTGTAGGTGTTTGCCTTGATGCGATGCGGCAGCTCGGCCAAATCGGCCAATGCCGCTTGCTGAGTGATGGGGTGAAACAGCTTTTTCATGCCACCCCCTCGATGATGCGGATAGAACCAGAGGTCATGCGCTCCATGCGGGCGTAACCGCGTTGTCCTTTCAACCAGGTTGTGCCGCAGTTGGTGTAACCCTGCTGCACCAGATAGGCGCTGGCGGCCTTGATGTTTGGAACGGTGTGGCGAGTGATAACGGCGGCCATGGTTATGCCCCCTGCTGCTGGTTGGCATTGATGCCAGTCATCAGCCAGCCCGTGTACTGGGTCAGCCCCGGATGGTTGGCGATCAGCAGAAGCAGGCCACCGCCGATCTCGCGGTATCCCAGCTCGTAGTTCTTGAGCGTGGTGGGCGGAATGCCCAGCAGGTCGGCAAACTTCGGGCGGCTCAAGTTCAGCTGCTCCCGCAACTGGCGCAGGCGCTTGGCGGCGCGGTGGTTCAGCAGATTGATCTCGGTCATTGGCGCGTTCATGTCAGGCTCCTTGTGAAGTGGTGCAGGGGGTGATGCAACTGAACAGGGAGGCCCATGCCAGCGCAGTGGAGCGCTCGATAAGCGCCACACCGTCCGGATGTTGGCTAAGACGGGAGCCATAACGGCCCACAAGCTTACGTTGTTGGATTCGAAGGTTGCGCATAGCGCAGGGGATCGCTAAAGTTTGCATGTCGATTCTTCCTATGGATTGATTACTGAAGGCCCGCTTGGAGTTACCGCTCCGTTAAGCGGGCTTTTTATTGCCCGATCGCTCGCGGGCCTTGTTGGCTCATCGCGATGCCCGCCGCGATGGCGCGCCGTTGTTGCAGCCGAGCTGCCCTTTCCTTTTTCAGTCTTTCGATATCTCCTGTTGGGGTGGTCACCGGTGCCGGATGCCACATCTTGCTGTCACAGCCGCAGCGAAACTCCCCCTGATAATCCAGCTCCTGCACGGCCAGGCGGATCGCCTCGCGCTGCGCATGGGGCAGGGTGGACAGGGTTGCAGTCATCAGCTGGCCGCGTGGCTGGCGGGCTATGGTGCAGATCGCTGCCTTTTTGGCGGCGCTGATGTCCAGCCAGTCGGAGTCCAGACTGCTGCGGGTCTTGCCGAACAGTTCGCGCACCAGCATTAATCCGGCGGTGTTCAGCGCGGCCTGTTCTTCTGGCAGCAGGCCAGCCAAATTGCGTTGTTCATGGTCAATGCGTTGTGTTTGCATGGGTTTCCCCTTACATGGTCATGGTTTGCATCAGGATGTCTGATGCGCAGGCGACAGTCGGCACAGCCTGAAAGCGGGCTTCGATGTCGTGGATAAGCAGTGCCAACGACCCCATTGCAGAGGTGGCCACACTGACGATGGTGTTGCGTTCGGTGCGCGACACTCGTCCCCGTTCGGACAGCTCCAGCGCCCGCTGGCCAATGCTGGCCACCTTGGCATTGAGGTCGATTGCTTGATGGGGGAGGGATGGCGCCCGTTCCGCTGATGGGATGGCGATGGCGGTCAGCCCGCATTCCATCAGCATGCCGTCGATCATGGTTTCGTCCCCTTCGGTGGCGTGGTACAGCGCGACGAGATCGGCCACGGTCAGCTGGTGCGGCTGGTCAGGGTTGAGTTTGTTCCTCAGTACCTGAGCATCAATGCCAGCCGCCGCCGCGACCTTGCTGATCACATGGCTGGAGGTAAATCTGCTGCATGCAGATTCAAAGTGCGGATGTTTGCAGTCGTCACCGATAAACATGGTTCTCGCTCCATTGAGTGCCATAGTTATCAGGAGATTGCAGATAGGTATGCGGCTTCAGCTGCGCGCTTGCACGCTGCCACCATGTTGATCAGCACACGTTCGTTTGGAAGCTCCTTTGGCATGATTTCCAAATCACCTTTGCCGATCATTTTTCTGACCTGACCAACAGGGATGCCGGTATCAGCGCTGAATTTCGCTACCGTTTTGAATGGTGTATCGATCTGAACCTCAATCTTTGACATGATTAAACCTCTCTCGCGTTGCTCATTGCTGTTCTTAGTTGCTCATGACGTTCTGACGATTGCATGATTGATCTAAAAAAAGCACTGGTCAAGCGAGAGATTCTGTTTTCTCACTAAAACTTGATGGTGATGGTATATGAATGGATTTGGCATACAGGAGATTGCATTCAATCAGTCTGACTTTGTGACACGGCTTGAAAAGGTGATTGGCAATGAACCATTGCGAGCCTTTGCTCGCAGAGCTGATATGACAGATGGTGGATTGCGACGTTATCTCTATGAAGGAACTATTCCTCCTGTCGATCGCGCACTAAAGCTTGCACAAGCCGGAGGCGTCAGTTTTGAGTGGCTGGTTTTCGGTACTGGTGAGCAAGCTAAGTCTCATCAGGTCGCCAGCCATGACCTGATCGCAGATCAAGCCGCGGCCTATCAATCCGGCGAGTTCACAACCATCCCTGCCTATCAGGTGTTTGCGAGTGCAGGCCATGGCGCCACTATCACCGATGAACCACTGGCCGAGCCGATGGCATTCCGTTCTGACTGGCTGCGCCGTGAAGGGTTTGACCCGGCCAAGATGGCGGTTATCCGCGCTAAAGGTGACTCGATGGAACCGACCATCAATGACGGTGATGTGATTCTGATCCGCCTGAAGAACGGCGAGCCTCCGCGTGATGGTCTCTATGTGCTGCGCCTATCTGATGGCCTTTTCGTCAAGCGCCTGCAATTCGATCTCGGCGGTGTACGCATCATCTCTGACAACCCGCTGTATAAATCCCGTGACCTGAGCAAGGAAGAACTGGCCGAGCTGGATCTGGTTGGTCGTGTGGTCTGGGCTGGCAAAAAGTTTTAAGGAGTTCACATGCTTTCGTTGATGGCTGCCTTGGCGGCCCTTTTGTGTTTGTTGCTGGCGGTGGCCGGCTTGTTTAAACCTGCATTACTCGGCCAGGCACGCCGCCTGAATGCGTTTTTTATCGGCCTCTATGGAGCCCTTGGGTTCTTGATTCTCGGCATGGTATCGGATGGTCAGATCGAGCTGTCTGGCGGACTGGTGCTGTTTTCCTTGCTGGCGGCTGCTCATTGCATCCTGCTGTTCATCAGCCATTCGCGGGCCATGCTCAAGATGAGCAATGAGGAACGGGCGCAGATTCGACCAGGTAAAGCCGCTGGCGGAGTGGTGCTATTGTTCCTTGCTGCTGGCGCCGGCGCGTGGCTGTCCCGTCCAGCTCCGCTTGATACTCCTATGCCGCCGGCAGAGAGCGCGAATAAACAGATAGAGCAACAACCATCCGTGCAGCGCCCCGCCACGGCACTGCGGGCACTTTCCCTCGCTGAGCAGTGCCGACTTGAGCAGGATATCTATCAGCAGATGAACAAGGTCACTGACGGGGTGATGGCTCGCTTTGGCGGCCTGCTCGATGGCCAGCAGATCGACTATCACCGGATAGCCGAATATCGGGTTAGCACTGTCAATCCGGCGATAGATGCGGCCCGTTCTTCTATGAATGAATTCCGCACCAGCCATATAGATGATGATGTGGTAATCCGACAAGCGGCTGATCTTGTGTTTCGCACCTATTCGTTTGTAGGCCAGCTCTATACCTTCTCCAGAAATGGCGATGCCAGTGCGCTGAAGTCTGCGCGCGACCAGCTGGCACGTGCCATTGCATCCCACAAGCAAGCCCGGGCGGTGTGCGGTCATGTCGGTTCGTAAAACAGATCACAAAACCAAACCATGGCTATCCGAGATTTACCCCGATGGTCGTGAAGGGCCACGTAAGCGCAAGCGCTTTGCCACCAAAGGGGAGGCCTTGGCGTGGGAGTCTCACATGCTCACCGCCAAGCCATGGCAGGTAAAGGAAGAGGATGCAGGGGATCAGCGGCGCCTGTCTGATCTTGTCTCGGCATGGTTTGGGCGGCACGGTCAGACACTGACGGATGGCGAACGGCGGCGCGACAAGCTGGTTTGGCTGTGCGAGGCGCTGGATAACCCTCTGGCCAGCGAGTTCACCTCCGAGATGTTCTCGGCATACCGCGAGCGGCGGTTGGCCGGTGAGCTCTATGTACCTGGGCAGCGCAAGCATGTCACCCCGACAACCATCAACCGCGAGCAGCTATACCTGCAAGCGGTGTTCAATGAGTTGGCTCGCCTCGGGGTTTGGCACGGCGGCAACCCGCTTTCTGACCTTCGCCAGTACAAGGTGCAAGAGAGCGAGCTGGCTTATCTATCCCAGGATGAGATCGAGCAGCTGCTCGATGCCTGCAAGGGACTGCGGGATCTGTGGCTGGTCGTCATGCTTTGCCTTTCGACCGGTGCGCGCTGGAGCGAGATCGAGAAGTTGACGCGCTCCCAAGTTGGCATGGGGCGTATCACCTTCACAAAGACCAAGGGCAAGCGGAACCGGACGGTCCCTGTCGCCCCCTGGCTGTTGGCTATGTTGCCCAAGCGAACTGGCCGCCTGTTCGATGATTGCTATGCCGAGTTCGAGAAGGCCATCAGGCGAGCAGGTATCAAGCTGCCCGCAGGCCAGAGCACCCACGTTCTGCGCCATACCTTCGCCAGCCACTTCATGATGAACGGTGGCAACATTCTGGTATTGCAGCGAATCCTCGGCCACACGGATATCAAGATGACAATGCGTTATGCCCACTTCGCCCCCGATCACCTGGAGGATGCTGTACGGCTTAACCCCATCACAGCCCTAAAAAGTGGCGACAAAGTGGCGGCAGAGGCGACCAACCATGATTAA